ATGCCTACGTTGCCATCAGCATCAATACGCATTGCTTCGGCAGCATTAGCTCCAGTTGCTTTAGCCCCAAAAGTAAGCGCATATTTAGTTCCAGCGTCCTCCGCTACGTTTTTAATAAACCCACTAATCTTATCTGCTTCACTGGAATCTTTTGAAAAGAACTCAATTTCACCCGCAACATTGGTATCGGTTACTGTAGTGTCTGTGTTTTCTATTCTAATTCCAGGTATATCAGCAGTAGCTTGACCATTTGCATTACTAGATATTTCTAGCTTCTTTGCAGGAGAAGTAGTGCCTATGCCGACACCATTAGCAGACGCATCTACAAACAATGTGCCTGAGTCGAAGTTGGCATCATCGGATGCCGTGAGGGTAGTAAATGCTCCAGTTCCTCCTGTTACATTACCAGAAAGATTTCCCGTTACATCGCCAGTAACATCGCCAGTAACATTGCCCGTGACACTGCCAGTGTAGCCGCCAGATGCGGACAATGTAGTAAACGATCCAGTGCTGGGTGTGGATGCCCCAATCGGGCAGTTGTTTAGAGAACCACCAGTGAGCGTCTTGCCCGTTAGGGATGTGTCCATGCTGAGAACGCCAGTGGACGCATTGACGGTGAGTCCGGTGCCTGCCGAAACAGCAGTGGTGTTCAGGATGGCGTCATCAATTAGATTGTTTAGCGCGGCTGATGTGATTTGCTGTCCATCTACAAATGCACTAGTAGTGTTTTTAATTATGGTTCCCATTATTGTGCCTCTTCTAGGTTTCTAAATGTTGTTGATCCAGCCACCTTCACCGCCCTTAGTTTAGGGCGACCTGTGGTTGTGACTAGTTTAAGCTGCAATCCGTATGCTCTCCTGTTTCCAAGTCGGCTCCTAATTGAATAGTCTTCTGCCGTTTCTAGCGGACTTCCACCATTGATGGTTTGCAATGTACCCAAATCGGTTTCGGAGTCTATATTCTCTGTTATGGACGTCACATTCCCATTGCTTCCCTGGGTGCTGCTAGATTCTATATGAAGCTCATAGTTGTTCCATTTCTTGCGATCGATGGAGGACAATGTGTACATCCTGGTAGTCGCCGTTCCAGAAACAGGAGCATCCACAGCGGCCTGGCCCACTGATGGAACATATTGATCGTTGGAACCCAATGAGGATTCTAGCCTATGAACCCCTCCATTCTCATTAACGGCATACACAGCCCGGTCGTTACCATCCCCAGCGACAACCAAATGAGTATATTCCCATGCATCATTGGAGACGCTATCAACCGATTCCCAGTTTTTATTAACAAAATTGTATATGACGATTTTGTTATTGGTCGTCGATGATCCGAATGGAGCAGTGAGGTAGTACCTGTTATTAAAATAGACGCCCACTGCTTTATGGGCATAGTCTTTGTTTATGTCTTGTATGGTAGATTCTATCGTTGCAGATAGTGGCAAATCCCGACCACGGAGGTTGTACAAGTCTTGGAAGTCTACTCCATATACTCCATTGTCCGACAAGAATATAAGATTGTTGCCCACTTGCACAATGCTGCGTCTCGCCAAGCACCCCACCTCATTCGTAATGAGCGTACTCACGGAATCCTTTAGGACCAGACTATTGCTGACCAAGTGTATGCTGCTTCTATTGAACACCACCAGCTTGTCTTCCGAAAAGGAATGGAAGCCTACCAGAAAATCAGATGTTCCAGCATTGAACCGAAACTGACCATATATCCTATCGTATGTATCTCCATCGAGGATTTGAGAAAAGATGGCCTCGTCCCTTACGGCACGATCGGTGATAGTCGGCGAGGCATTGGTTCCACCAATATCATACCTGTATGGCATAACCAACCTTCGTTGGTGATATGTGGCAAATGGAGGAGCAGGCATATGGGAATAGCCTATTCCGCCAGTGACCACTTTTGTGTAATGATTGTTGTGAGAAGTTTGGTCGTCGTACTGGGCAAAAAACGTAAATGTGTCTGCATTAGGAACTGAGGCCACTGTGTACTCATCTCCCACAACAAGCTGATCTGAGCTTTCCGTGACGGCTATTAAATCTCCAACTTCTAATCCGTGAGCAGTCGAAGTTACGGTTACCACTCCATCTGAAATGTAAGTATTGTTTCCGCCATCGCCCAACCTAACTGGTTGAGCGTATTCGCCACTATCAACTAGCGTGAATGCAGGGGATCCTGTCAGATCTCCGTCCCATTCCATTGCGACATCCCCATCGCGGAATATGTACACCTTGTTGAATGCCTGTATGGCTGTAGCATTGAATGCCGTTTCGCCAAGTGGATATGTAATCTCGGTGGTACTGCCATCGCTGGTTCTTACAGCGGACGCTCCCGTACTTCCAATGCATAGCACATAAGATAGGCTATCGTTGTTCGGATCGCTGTATTCAATGGCATATTGGATGGTGCTGGTTGCCAGGTCATCTAATGTGGGGCCTTGTACGGTGCCGTATACAGATATAGAGGTGAGGCCACTCACTGTAACACTAATCGTACTGGCATCTACCCAGGCAATGTTATAGTTTCCATCGATGGATACATCCCCGGTCCATCCGTTCAAATAGAGGACATACCCGTCCCAGTCGGACTCTGCAAGGCCATGGGGACTGCTAAATACAATGGTAAGAACACCGCCGGGGCCAACGGATGAAGATGAAGAATCAACAGATGGAAGGGCAGTGTCCAATATCCGCACCTTTGAAGTGTCCGCATCATGGGCATATAGCACCGCAGCGGCGAATGGAGCAGATACATATTCCATTGCCTTTCTCACTTGCCATTCCCCGTTAATATCCATGCGGCCATTATCGGAAACGGTGAGGAGTCCTGGGGATAGTTGGTCTGGACGGAGCCTATTGTTGAACCCGACAAAACCGACATCGAGTTCTTCTACGATGCGATCGTCTACCTGACCATAATTGTCGTATCTAGCCATTAGCAGTTCCAAGCCCTGCGACTCCAATAGTTCGCAGATAGTTTATTCCTCTTACCTTTTATTCCGCCTGACCTCGCGCAATAGGACTTCTTCCTAGCCGGGTTGCTCTTCTTGATGCTCATATTGGCATCGCCAAAACGCACTATCTTTTCCTTGCCGCCCTGACAGGCCTTCACGACAAACTTCTTGCCCCCAGACACTTGTCTCCGGGGCTTGTTGCATTGCATATTTTTCTTATTTATTGCCACGTCTTACCGCCTTCACTCTTCGAGGTTTACCTGCTGGTTGTCCCAGGCGTTTCTTCTGGGCTATCCTTGATTGTTTCTGAGATGCTGTCATTTCGCTTGCTGTGACTGGCGTACGGCTGCTGACGCGCTTTGAAGGACGACAGTATGGTGTACCCCGTCCTTCTCCCTTGCGGCGTCCACAGGGCTTTCCAGTGCGTACGTCTACCCACTTCTCCTTGAACCACCGCTTAAGGTCAGCACCTGCCTTTGTCTTCCGAACAGCCATTACTTCTTTTTACGCTTGCCCCAGTTAGCAGCACCTACCTTGCGACACTTAGCTATCGCCCCACTTGCGTATGCAGATGGGAACACTTTGTACCGTGCCTTAACTTTTTTGTAGCAAGCGTCCTTGGGCATCACTTCTTTTTTCTACCGGAACATTTCTTGCATTTGCACCCTCTGGCAAATATCGCCATGACGGTAGTTCCTGCATCTTTAAGATCAAACAAACACTTCATTAGCGTTTTTTCCCACCCTTAGATCCGTAACCGCCTTTACCTTTTCTTTTTCCGCAAGCCATATCACTTATCCTCCGTTTCTTTTTTTCTAATCTTAATTCCAAGTACAACAAAATATATGCCTAGACTGGTAGATACCAAACTAAGGACTCCACCAACCACTCCCAGTATTGTGTTTAGTTCTGCTATCTTGTCCAACATAGTACCCGTTGCAGCCAATAAACCACCAAGGGAAAAACCAAACCCCCTTAAGAAAGATTCATGTGCTGCTTCTGGTAAGTTCATTCTGAAAATAGTCTCTTGTTTAAGTCCCGTTGTCCGAAATACCACCCACCGTAAGCGAATGCTATTGTGAAAATTTGCTGGAGAATGATGTCCTGGTATTGCTCAGGCATCTGGAAGTACAGGATGCCAGCTAGAATGTGTACGCCTACAGCCAGCAATGGACGCACAGATCCCTTAAACACGAAGTGCCATATCAACAGACCCTTCTGCCAAGGCTTCTCTGCTATGCTGGCTACAGATACCAACGCATCACTTTCATGCTGGGCTGCTTTCTGAGACGCTTGGAAGTCTGCACTATCAGCCGCAATGGTACCCTTGTCGATTTGGAGCTTTACCATCTCCCTTTCGATTTCGGCTTGGGCTTTCATGCCCTTAATCTTTAACCATCCAGATACAGCGGCCCCTGCAATACCTAAAATACCGCCTGTCCCTGCGTTAGTTAATGCGTGTAGAAAATCAATCATTTACGTAAGCGTTCTAGTGTTTCGGCTATTAAGTAAGCCAAAATTAAAAATGCTGATAGTGATAGTATTACTGTCATTCTTTCCCCTTTTGCGTTACCTTGCCACCAATTCCTGCTCCCAAAAACATAGCAACTAATCCAGTGAGTTGTACCAAGTCAGAACCTAAGTGCAATCCAGTAACAGACAAATAGCCAGCAATGCCTATGCACATAAACATTGCTACGCGCATACTGCTAACTTGTCCGTTTTCGTCTTTAATCAAGTTCATGGTACTGCAATTCCTCTAATAGATCCTGAAAAGGAACTAGTTTTGCGAGAAGTAGAAGACGCCAATAAATAACGATAGGCGTCCCACATATCAGCTTCAAAAAGATGAATCTGGTTAAGTGCGTCAGCTCTGTTGACTTCTTCTATTTCCCAAAAACGGTCGGCGTAGTCAAATATCGCATTATGGCCCCAAGCGGTTTTAAATTCCATTATTTGGGCCGTCAGAACTTCACCTATAATACCAGCTCCAACTGTCTGTCGGTACTCTATGTCCCAATTACTTCCGTCTCGAATAGGCTGTTCGTCGTGTTGAGCGCCCCACTCGGGCATACCCATCATTTCCTGCGTGTAACATTCTCGGTCGCGACCGTCATCCGAATACTTAGGACAAAGGTCAATGTCAGCTTGTGTCACGTAAAAGGTTTGTAAGTCTTCCTGAAACACCGTACTGCTGTTTGCCGCTGTAATAATCGCAGAAATGTTGAGAGCATTTCCAGCAATTAACATAGGCAATTTTCTTCCATGATTATGACCACCTTTAGCAGGCCACGTAGCCCCCATATTAAGAGCAGCATAAATATCTAATCCATACTGGACCAAACCAATGTAAAGGTTTTCCTTTTGGATGTTTGTATAGTCAAGCTGAAGGGAAAGCATAATTTCGTTAAGGTCGTAATTGATCTCACGCCCGTAGTATTGCTGATGATTTGTCGGGTGCCACTCGCGACCGCCTACGCTGGTATGAATTTCAATCCATGATCTATCAATCAAAGCTTCTACGCTGGCTAAAGACGGGACATTAGTGCCGCCATTTGGTTGGGCAAGCGATTTCAAAATTGTATAATCAAGATCGCTTTTGTTTTTGCCGCTCCATAGCGTCTTATCTGTGCCAACATAAGGAGGACGAAAATCACCAGAGGACGGAACAGAAGAAACAACAGTCAAAATTACAATATCAGTGAATTGAGGTCTAGCTCCAGCTTCTTCCACTGATACGGCCTTTAGTAAGGTTTCCCCGCTTACTATTGTTCTAGGCCAATCGTTTCCGACATTTAAAGCCTCGCTATAATTTCCTAACGAACTATCAAAACCTTGGCTTGGGTCAATTCCCGCAGTCGGGTTGACCATCACCCCATTTTTAATGCGAGAAGAGCCGCTGGCATCTGTTGTTGGAGTCCATGAGTTAATAATCACATTGCCATCGTCAAGAACCCAATAATCTCCGTTTGCGTACTGACCCACTGTTTCATCTGCGGCAAAAGTTACAGTAGTGCCGTATTGTGTAATACTAGTGGCCCCAAATAATGAAGTTAAAAGTAAATAGGTTAAAACAATAGGCTTCATTTTATTTATCCGTCCATGTGCCTAAGCTTGTAAGCCCTTCCGGATTTCCATTCCAAAAAGCGGCATTGCCTATTAACGAATAATCAGCCGTTACTCCACTAACATCAATATAGCCACCATTGTAAACATCAATGCTGGCGGGTGGTGTGGTGCTTCCAAGCAAGAAATCTCCTATCGAGTTGTAAACCGTGTCTGTGCAAACAGTAAAACTAGATCTGCTGTGGTCCACAGTTCCTGTAGTAGCCGCTGTTGTGATTGTGTCGAAAGCTGTGTCTACGCCATCAACATAAAGCTTTGCCGTTCCTGCACTTCCATCAAAAACAAAAAACAAATGCTTTTCCGTTCCCGCTGAGAGTGCATAAGCTCCATCAAAAATAGTTGTTGCAGAAGTGCTTACAACTTTAAAAGTTACACCATCGTTTACCCTTTGAATTTCCGATCTGCCAGCAACTATAAAGGTGGTACTAGTTCCAGCGTCAGTATTAAAATCAAAAATACCAGCAATCCAAAAATAGTTGCTATCCGTAGCAAATGAACCCGTTTTTGTAAACGAAGCAGAAGATGTCGTGTTTTCAACAAGAGACGGGGTATATGCACCTCCAGAAGTTTTTTTCCTAGCCACCACTGCATGGTATTGCGTAACGCTGCCCAATTGTGTTAATGCAATCCCGAGCAGCAATAAAATGCCAACCAATATTTTCATATTAAGGATCTCCGTCTACCCAAGTGTTCGTAGATGCGAACCACCCAGTAGCGTCATAATAGGTCAGTACACAAACATCTCCAGCAGCTCCTGCTGAGTCAATGCTGTCGCCATCGTCTAAAGCTGTGCCATCTAAAATAATTAGGTCGGCTGCATCTGAATCTACAGTGACCACGTTAGACGTATTGCTAATCACCGTAATGTTCATGCCATCTTCAGCAGGAGGCAACGTAAGCACTACTGAAGCAGCAGTAACGTAATACACAGATCCGTAACATTCTCCAGCCGTTAGCGTATGACTGGCTGCGTGTTTTTCAATAAAAACAGATCCAGACCCAGGTTGCTCTAATGTGCTAACCCAAGCTCCCCCAAGCTTTTGAAGAACCAAAAAGTAATTAGGTAGTACAGCTATTGCAGTATCTGTTCCTTCTCCGAGATCTTCTCCCGTTGCAGGAAAAACATCTAGCGAAGCCGCTCCTGCATTGTAAACCACGATAGGTTGACCATTAGAGTATGTTGACAAAGCTGACACCTTTACGCTATCCCCAGCCGTAGCTACAGTAGAAACATAGTTGTAGTAGTCAGCAAGTACCGTAGCGTTGGCTTGTCCTCCAGTAGCATATGCAGTCACTGAACTGTACCAGTCGGTAGCTCTGTCAATGCGTTTCTTAACAGTGTCCCATTCACTGTCTAGCGTAACGCTCTGGCCCCATGCCAAAGCTGGTATAAGTAATGATAGTAGTAAGCGTTTCATTTTATTAAGGCGTATAAGCAGCGGCATAGGTCGCGAGGTCCGCAATTGACATAGTTTCGTTAGTTAAGGCAGTATCGAGAGCCGCACCATCAGCTAGATTGAACGCAGCCGCATCGAAGAAAATGTAATCAACAAAGGCATTGAACTCCGTATCATTGTCGTTATGCCCGTTTGCATTAGCGGCAGTAATCAACTCAGCATTGAAATTATCCCAAGTAAGGTTTCCTCCTGCTCCACCAGCTAAAAGAATACGATAACCAGCACGAGTAAGCATCAGCCCCTCGTTAATCATTTGAAGACCAAGTGTCCTCATTAGTCTACAAATTCAGTAAGGTGAATGACGGCATCAGAGCTGACGCGAATCATTTTCATAGCTTTAGCAGCATTAGTGCTTAAAGTAATAAGACCCTGTTCTTTCACCAACAAATGACCATTTGAGGCGGTAGGAGCCGAGCCGTCAAAAGTGGCTCTAACATTGTAGTCTTGAATGTCCAAAACAACGTAGTCGGTGTCAGTATGAAGTGCAGCAAACTGTACTCCTCCTACTGTTGCATCTACGGTAAGGGCTTGATCGTTTGCATTCGGGTTTGGATTCCCGATATATAGATTGGAGGTTCTTGAGTTCATTTATCGTGCTTGTTGAGATACATAAGTTTTAAAGCGTTTGCCTACAGTGTTGTTATTGGCTACTTGCTGTGGGTTGTCCATTTCCTCGCCTAGATAGTTTTCGGCTATTTGGTC